GCCGTTTGTTGATAGGTTCACAGATGCGGTTGCAGGTTGGACTATGACCTTTGACATATTAGCACCAAACGAAATGACAATATGTTAGCAGATTTAAGGGAGTCAGGCTTACAAGCTGCTTTAGATAAGTTCAAGGCTTCGGTAATTAAACAAGCTCGTACTAACTTAACTAAGGGACGCGCACCCTTTGGCAGCCACAACAACACGCGAAAACTTTACAACTCTTTAAAAGGTGAAGCAAAGGTTTATGCTAAAGGTTACTTCTTGAATTTTCAGATGGAGGAGTACGGTAACTATCAAGACAAAGGGGTTAAGGGTAAACGTTCAAGTTCGAGAGCGCCTAACTCACCTTATAAGTTTGGGAGCGGAACGGGAGCAAAAGGAGGATTAACGGAAGGAATACAAAGATGGGTTAAGGCACGTAAATTTCAATTTAGACAACGTGACCCCGAAACAAAGAAGTCAACGGGTAAATTCTTATCGTACGATGCGACAGCATGGATAATAACACGTTCAATTTATGCGAAAGGTATAAGACCAACTTTGTTTTTCACTAAACCATTTGAAGCGGCTTACAAACGTTTACCTCAAGAATTAGTCAATGACTTAAAAATAGATTTAGAAAAGATTTTTAACTATTCAATTAAACAACCGAAATGATTAGAGCAAGGTCACCGTATATTATTAGTATTAATGAAGCAAGTCAGGTAAGTACAAAGATTGAATTGTTTATTAGCTTTGGGGCTTTAGGTGGCTCGCCAACTTTGAGCTACACACTTAGCAAAGCAATTCCTGCATCGAATGCTCCAACAACCTACTACGATATTTCACCTTACATTCGTGAATACTTCGACCACACTGCATATACTAACGTTACAAGTTTAACGGCTGCAGTTAGTTATACGTGTGTTGATAAACTTAATGTAAGGGTAAAGAGATATAAGACTGTAGGAGCAACAGAAACATTAGTAGACACAACTGATTACATTGCAACTGATGGATACTCAGAGTTTTCTAATAGTATTAATTATAACGGTGGTAATTACTTGTTAGACCAAAAAAACTATTACTATCATAGTGGCGCGAATGCAGGTTTTATTATGGTTTACGTTGCAGCAAATGATAAAATAAGATGGACAAATGTTACTGATGGAAATGTTTATTTAAGTGCGTCTTTAGGCTTGGGTTTTTATTACGTGCCACGTTGTTATAATTCAGAATTTACAAAAGAGTATACGGTCGAGGTTATAAACAGTTCAAACGTAATGCAAGCAACATGGACTTTTAAACCTGTTGAAGAATGTTTGTATACACCTGTTAAAGTTGACTTCATAAATAAATATGGTGCGTTTCAAAGGGAGTTCTTCTTTAAAGCATCAAACGATAATATCGAGGTGACTAACAAAGATTACAACTTAATGCAACCGTACAATTACAGCTTAACAGGTGGTCAAAGAACAACGTACAATCAAAACGGAAAGCAAAGTATAAAGGTTAATAGTGGATGGGTTGAAGAAGATTTTAAGGATAACTTAAAGCAATTAATGTTGAGTGAAAAAGTGTTAGTAGATGAAAATCCTGCTATCCTTAAAACAAAATCAATTGAACTGAATAAGTCTATAAACACAAAACAGATTAATTATATTTTGGAATTTGAATTTGCGTATGATTTAATTAATAGCGTTGTATAATGAGAAAGGTAGACGTATATATAGAAGTTATTGCTAATTCAGGCAACTATGAAAAGTTAGAGTTGTTTAACGATGAAGAAATTCAAATTAATAGTTCGATTCAAAACGTTCAAGACCTTGCAAAGGTTTACACTGACTTTACTCAGTCATTTACTATTCCTGCATCGCCACGGAATAATAGACTGTTTGAACACTTTTACCAGTCGGATGTAAATGCAAATGACAACCCTAATATTAAGCGCAACGGATTTATCGAGATAGGAACGATACCATTTCGTAGTGGTAAGATATCAATCGAAAGTTCAAACGTTGTTAAGGGCAGAGTTGAAAGCTATTCTATTACGTTTTACGGTGATTTAACGAGCCTTAAAGATGCATTCGGGGATGACACTCTAAAGGATTTAGATTTGAGTTCGTACGGCTTTTTTTACAGTGGTTCTGCTGTAAAGTCTCGATTAATAAATGCAAGCTCACAAGACGTTAAATTCCCTTTAATTTCATCTACTAAGCAATGGACTTATGGAGTGGGAGTCAATACAGATATAGATACATCAAGCGGTGCGATTAGATTTAATGAGTTGTTTCCTGCATTGAAAGTTAAGCGTATTTTTGAAGCGATACAAACAAAATATAACGTAACATTTAATTCTAATTTCTTTAATCAAAAGTTATTTACAGAATTGTTTTTATGGTTAAAAAATGCTAAAACTTTTAATACTTTAAGTGCTACAGAAAACGTTACGTTTGCAAGTATTGTTGGTGATAAAATTTACAGCACTTATATCGATGTGACAAACGCTTCAGGTGTATCTGTAGTAGTAAATTATGTTTCTTTAATCCTAAATTTCGAGGTTTATGTTGACACTTTTTTAAACGGTAAATTTATAAGTACAACAACATTATCACAAAGCGAGGTTGTTTTTTCATCAAGTTTATTAGTAGGTTCAAACAAATTAGAGTTTAAAGCGCGAACTAATTTATCGGGAACTGCTACTTTAAATTTTAATTTATATAGAAGGGACTACAACCCTTTAAATGGTATTGAGTCAGGGCGTTATTTAAACACCGCTGCATTTGTAAAAACTTTTGGGAATCCTTATGTAAATCCAACCGTATACGCTCCTAACATTAAAGTTAGTGACTTTATAAGTGGTATATTTAAAATGTTTAATTTGACTTGTTACGCTACATCAATAGGCAAATTTCAAGTAGAGCCGTTAGACGATTGGTATAGTAGGGGTGCGGTTGTGGATATTACAGAATATGTTGACACTGATGAAATAACAATTGAAAGACATAAACTTTACAAAGAAATATCTTTTGATTATGAGAAGTCAGAAAGTTATTTAAACGAAAAATATTTTAACGAAACAACAAACGCAACTCGGGAGTTTGGAAGTGTTAAAGAATCATTTCCTAATTACGATGGAGGGGATTACAAAATAGATGTACCGTTTGAAAACATTTACTTTGTAAAAGAAGACATAACAGATGCTACCGAGCCGCCTGTTGCTTACTTGTTAAATGAGTCTACAGCTGTAGATAATTACGATAATAAACCAATTTTACTTTACTTAGACCAATACCAATCTACTTCATTTTATTTTAACGATGGTAGCGCAACAAGTTTACTAACAGAATACAGACCGTTGTGCAATCAAGTAACGTATAACAACGCTGTTTATTCAAATCATTTTTCAACAGAGCCAAGCGCATTTAATGGTGTGACAATAGATAATTCTTTATACTCAAAATATTACAATCCTTATTTGCAGAATTTATTTAACAAAAAAAACAGACTAACCAACGTTAAAGCGTTATTCCCTATTTCATTACTTACAAGTTTAAAGTTAAATGATAGGTTAATTATACGTGACAAACGATACATAATTAATGAGATGAAAGTAAACCTAACAACTGGTGAAGTTGATTTGTCATTGATTAATGATTTTAGAGCAGTTGCGAATGTTAATTTACCGATTCAACAAGCCGCAACAACAACAGTTGAAGTGCCTGTATTTATCGAGAATGGTCAAACATCAACAGAAATATGCGTGGGTGCTACTTGCACAACTTATACATCAGAGCAATTAATATCCATTACTTTACCAACTAACACGTCGGGTGTGCCTGTTACAACATCGTTAACACGTGACGGTATACCATACACAACAATTTACCAAGATGCTTAATACAATTATTCAACTATTGAAGTCTAACGATTTTTACGGTCAAAGCGAAATTATAGACATCGCAAAAGGGAAATATAAACTTACTAATTCGGTGCGTGAAAGCTACAAACAGGCTAAAAGAGAGTTATACTTAAAACAAGCTACAAATGGCAGAAAAGAAAATAATTGAATTAGAGGTTAAGAATAATTTAGGGTCGCTAAAATCACAGCTTAGGGAAGCACAGGCGGAGGTTGCGAAGTTATCGGAGCAGTTCGGTGTGACATCTAAAGAAGCAGCTAATGCAGCAAAAAGAGCAGCGGAATTAAAAGACCAAATTGAAGATGCGAAAGCCTTAACAGACGCCTTTAACCCTGATGCTAAATTCAAAGCCTTATCTTCATCGTTGGGAGGTGTTGCAAGTGGGTTCGCTGCCTATCAAGGTGCTTTGGGTTTAATTGGTGTTGAAAGTAAAAAGGTAGAAGAGCAACTTTTGAAAGTTCAGAGTGCTATGGCTTTAACTGAGGGCTTGCAAGCTTTAGGAGGAGCAAAGGATTCGTTTATTCAGTTAGCTTCAGTTGTTAAAAACCAAGTTGTTAAAGCGTTTGGTTCATTAAGAGCCGCATTAATTTCAACAGGTATAGGAGCTTTAGTAGTAATTTTAGGTAGTATTATCGCTAATTGGAAGGAATTTAGCAAGGCAATTACCGATGCATTCCCAGGGTTTTCTAAAGTAACAGACTTTTTTAAGAACTTTTCGCAGGTTGCAAGCGGTACGATTAGCAGTGTTGTGGCTGGATTTAAAACCATAGGACAAGTTTTAGGCAATATATTCAATGGTGACTTTTCAAAGGCTTATGACAACGCAAAAAAGTTAGGTGCAAACATGGCTACAGCTTACAATCAAGGCTATGATAAGAAAGATAAAGAACTAAAAACAAAACAATCAATCGATAATCAGAAGTTTGAGATTGATTTAATGAAAGCCAAAGGTAAAAACGTATTAAGCGCACAACTTGAATTGCAACGTAAAGAATTATCGTTATTAGAAAAAGGAAGTGATGAGTATAAAGCGAAGTTAATAGAGATTGAAGAAAGCAAAACAGCAATAAGGGAAAAGGCAGCTCAAGACAATGCTGTTAGGTTAGCAAAAATAAAAGAAGAACAAGATAAAAAAGAACAAGAGCTACAAAAGAAAAAAGATGAGTTCGCACGTAAACAAGCCCAAGACTTAGAAGATTCTGAAAAGAATATTTTAAAGAAAAAAGAAATAGAAGACCCTACATCAAAAGCTATTCGAGACGCTCGAAAACTGATGGAAGCGCAAAATGTTATTAATGAAGAAAAGGTAAAACAGATTGAAGCACATAACGAAGCTGAAATAAAGTTAGAAGAAGATAAAAACAGAAAGAAACAAGAGTTAACAGCAATGTCTTTTGATGTCCTTAATGGTGTTGCTGACTTATTCGCTCAAGGTAACGAGGCAGACCAACGCAAAGCATTTCAATTAAACAAAGCTGCGAGCTTAGGGAATGCGATTGTCAACACTGCTCAAGGTGTAACAGCTGCATTAACTCAGGTGCCTTTATTTCCTGGTGCGCAAATTATACAGGCAGGTTTAGTAGGTACATTAGGAGCTTTAAACATTGCAAAGATAGCTAACACACAATTTCAGAGTAGTGGCGGTGGTGGAGATACAGCAACAAGTACACCAACAGCACCACGTACACCGTCCTTTGATATTATACAAGCACAACCACAAATGCAGTTAGGAGCGTTGCAACAACAACCTGTTAAAGCATATGTAGTAAGTGGTGAAGTATCGACAGCGCAAGCCTTAGACCGTAATAGAGTAAGAAATGCAACATTTTAATCAATTCTAAGTTATAAAGATATGCAGAATATAGAGCTAACAATTAAAGACGATGACCAAGGGGTGTTTGCTATTTCACTTGTAGACAGACCTGCCATAGAAGAAACGTTTATTTACTTAAGTGAGATAAGCGTTGAGTTGAAAGTAGCCAACGATGAAAAGAGGGAAGTTGTGGGGCTTGCATTGGTGCCTAACAAACAGATTTTAAGACGTATTAAAGACAAAGAGTTCACTATATCATTTAGTGAGGAAACAATCGCAAAGGTGCAAGAACTTTACTTAAAAAAGAATTACAACAACAACGTGACGGTGGACCATGACCACAATGTTGAGGGTGTTAGTTTAATCGAGAGTTGGATTGTTGAGGATGAGAAACACGATAAATCTAACATTTATAAATTAGATGCTGTTAAAGGTTCATGGGTTGTTAAGATGAAAGTTTACAACGAGGAAGTTTGGCAACAAATCAAAGATGGTAAATTCAAAGGGTTTAGTATCGAGGGAAAATTTGATGGCTTAGACCAACTTGAAGCAGAAAGCCATGAAGATATAATAAACGAAATTAAGGAACTTTTAAAATCAATATAAAATGGGAGTAACAATAATTGACAACACGCAAACGATTAACAACGCTACATGGAAGGTGCAACCAGACGTACTTGCATCCGAAAGTGGAATCGTAAAAGAAAACGGAACTATCCATTACATTGATGGAAAGTTAAAATACCATGTTGACGGTTCTATTAAAGAATTAGGGGTTGGTGTTGATTACGGGATTACCGTGTTAGATAGAATAACAGAAGTGCCAGGTTCACCAACGATTGGAGATAGATATCTATTTGCAAGTGGAACGTATGCAGGGGTAATTGAATGGGATGGTACCTTTTGGGCGTATGTATTGCAAAACTCAGCGGCAACGGTTGGGACATTGGTAACTGGAGTTAAAAACAACACTACCTACAGATGGAATGGTACAAGTTGGGCTACGTACACACAACAAAAAGTAATTGATTTAACATTAGCACGAAAAACAGATTCTTACACACTTGTAGCAACTGATAACGGTCAGGTAATTGAAATGAACAAGGCAACCGCAAACACTTTAACCGTGCCTTCAGGAGTTTTTACAATAGGTCAACAAGTATTAATCACACAATATGGAGCAGGTCAAACGACAATTGCAGGTTCGGGTGTAACATTAAGAAGTGACGGCGGCAAACTTAAGATTAACAGTCAGTATTCAAGTGCTACAATTCTGTTTATATCAGCTACGGAGGCGTATGTGTTTGGTAATTTAGCTTTATAATGACCGAGTTTAACGGCAATTTAACACCTTCATTTATAAGATTTAAAGAAGTCACTACCGCGTTGGATAGTGACTCTTTATTTATACAACCATTCAATAGTGGCATACCTAAAAAAATACTCATTACAAATTTAAGCGATGAGGATAACGGTGTTTTATTTGGTGGCACTAGTGCAGATGAGGATGTTTACAGCTTAACAGGTGGCGTTGGTGCGAGTATTAATTCAGATATATACAATTTATGAGCGATATAACAAAGAGAATTATAATAAAAAAAGGGGCTGGCATTGCAACTATTCCTGCAACATCAGACCATAGAGATGGAACATGGTTGTACACTGATTTGTACATTGGTGAGTTCTACATGAACACTGCAAATGGGAAGATATACACACGTACATTAAGTGGGATTTCGGAAATAATTTATGACGTTGCGGCTTTCGAAGTGTTAGCAAATAAAGCGACTGATTTCACTACTATAAATAACACTAAATATCCAACGACTCAGGCGGTTGAAAATCAAATTGACGCTAAACTTGTAACAACTGGTTATTGGAATGTAGCGAGTTCAGAAATTGCAAGGGGTTACAGGGCGCAACACAATTCAACAACTGTACTTTCTGAAAACATTGCAACAGGAACACTACAAGGGACAGCAACAGCGGTGGCGGTGTCAACAACTTCCATGCAAACGAAAAAGACACGTTTAAAAATTGGTGTTTCAACTCCTGCAGCTAACGGTGTTTGCGGTTACAGGTCAACAAGTGCTTTCAATATTATTGACATGGGTTGGAGGTTTTGCGTTGGATTTGGTGTTTCAGATACTGCCTTAAATACAGGCGCGCGCCAATTCTATGGGATGACATCGGCAACAACTTTATTAGGGATATCTTCTACGGTAAATGTAGATAGTTTGACTAACATTATTGGTATTGGTTCGGATGCTTTGGATACTAATTTACAAGTATTCCATAACGATGGAACAGGTACAGCTACAAAGATAGATTTAGGAGCTAATTTTCTTGCAAACAGGACAGGAAGTGCAGCAACTGATTTTTTTGTTTTTGAATTGTACAACCCATTTAATTCAATGACTGTTTATTACAAAGTTACTTCATTGGAAAACAACGTAACAGTTGAGGGGTCAATCACTACGAATTTACCAAGCGATACCACACCGATAACTATGCAAGCGGTTAGAACTTCGGGTGCGACATCAAACGCTTGTAGTTTTGATATTTCACAATTAACTTTAAATTGTTTATCATGATAGAGGTATACCAAGAAGTAAGGGGAGCTTACACGTATGTAGAAAGCACCTACTTAAATATAATCAGAGTAGGAAATGAGGTTTTAAATGCTGATGTAACAACCGAAATAACAGCACAAGAAACTATCATAAACGATTACATCTAATTTACAACAACACTCCTAAATCAAGGTTATATAATTATGAATGAAATCAAGTACATTTTAGAGCAAATCAGAAAGACGAAAACAATAGTGCTAATTATAATTCTGCTTGCTTTCATTCTTTTTTATTACAAGTCATTGGTCACTCAAGTAGTGGTTAAAAAAATTGAAAGTGTTGACGAGGTGAAAAAAGACATTAATAACAATGTTTTAATTCAACAAATGTTAAATGAATTGATGACAAAATATAATGCTGATAGGGCTTATATATTTCAATTTCACAACACGATCAAGTACTACGATGGAACACACCGTAACCACCAATCAATGACGTTTGAAGTTTGCAACAATGGTATTAGCTCGGAAGCGCATAATTTACAGAATATTCCCGTTAGTTTATACCCGATGTTCTTACAACAGATAATGTTAGAGAAAATGAATTATTGCCAAATAAACAACATCAAAGAGCAAACGACAAAAGCATCGTTATTTAGGCAAGGAATTCAATCTATATGTATAGCACCATATTTTAAGAAAGGAAGTTTTGTGGCTTACATTGGAATTGATTACGTAAAAGAAAATAAGTGTACAGAGATTGATTTTAAGGAGTTTAAAGAGTTTACAAATGAAATAGGTAATATATTAATGTTATGAGAAAAGGAGGTAAAAAAGGGTGCCAATGTAAAGATGGCACGTATTCAAAAGAGTGTTGCGATGGTAACTCTCAAGGGGTTGGAAGTACTAACCAACAAACAATTAGTAATGTAAACCATACTATTGAAGTAAGGCAAATTACAACAGAAAGAGGTTAATAAAGTTATATAGTTATGAAAGCAAGAGATAAAATACTAAGCGAGCTTTATAAAGTTGAATTATCTGAGATTAACGTTCAGTTAGCAATTGGTAATGACTTAACGGGAGCTTTTGAAAAAATGAGTGCTATAAACAAACCTGCTATTGATACTTTAGAAACTCTTAAATCAACGAAACAAAAAGCAAAGCAATCTGTAACTAAATCTATTTCTGAAATATCAAGATTTGTTAAAGGATTGTCAGAGGAAAAAATAAGTTTTGAAGCACAAGTTAAAGCATTGGGTATTGATTTAACAAAAATACCACAGCCTAAAATGTACTCAGATAGAATTATTTACGGAAATAAATTAATTAACCAATTAGAAACTGAATTAAAACAAATATAAATATGACTAAAGAAATAAAAGACGCGTTAAAAACTATCAAGACCTTCTTAGGAATGGAGGTGAAGTTAGAGCAAATGAAGTTAGTAGATGGTAACACGGTAATCGAAGCGGATTCATTCGAGGTCGGTGCAAGTGTTATGATTGTAGTATCTGAGGGTGAACCTGTACCTTTAGAGGTTGGTAAATACGAGCTTGAAGATGGTCGTTTACTTATCGTTGAAGAAAAAGGATTAATTGCAGCGATTGAAGAGATGCCTGCTGAATCAGAAGAAGAAGAGATTCCTGTTGAAGCTGATGTGACTCCAGAAGTTGAAGTAAAACAACCTAAAAAAGTTGTATCAATCACTGAGCAACACTTCGCAGAAATGGAATCAAAGATTGCTGAACTTGAAACTAAGTTAGCTGCAATGACTCCAGAAGTAATCGAGTTGACTGAAGAGCCTAAACCAATTCAGTACAACCCTGAAAACTCAAAACCAATTGAGCATATGGATTTAGCGACAAACACAGGTAAATCAACAAGAGATAAGATTTTAGAAGAAGTATACAATAACAAATAAACAAATAAAAAATGGCTACAACAATTAACATTTCAACTTCATATGCTGGGCAAGATTCCAAACTATGGGTAAAAGCTGCTTTATTAAGCGGTAACACTTTGGCAAATGGAGGTATGACTATCATACCAAACATTGCTTACAAAACTACAATGTTCAAAATTGGAACGGACGACATTTTAAAGAACGCAACTTGTGATTTTGATGCTACATCTACTGTAACACTTTCTGAAAGAAGTTTGACTTTAGAGCAATTTCAAGTAAATTTACAATTGTGTAAAAAAGACTTTTTAGCTACTTTTCAAGCTGAAGAAATGGGATTCAGTGCAAACAAAGTTTTGGCAAAATCATTTGTTGACTACTTATTAGCTTACATCACTGATAAGGTTGCTTCATCTGTTGAGGTTTCTATTTGGAGAGGTGCAAACGCAACAGCGGGTCAAATTGACGGTATCGCTACATTATTGGCTGCGGATGCTGCTTTACCAACTGCTAACGAGGTTGCAGGTTCTTCTGCTATTTCTGCATCTGCTACAGTAATTGCTGAATTAGGAAAAATTGTCGATGCTATTCCTGCTGCTTTATATGGTTCACCAGACTTGAAAATCTACGTGCCACAAGGTGTTATGAAGGCTTACATTAGAGCTTTGGGTGGTTTCTCAGTTGCTGCTACTTCTAACTCTGGTACAGATGCTAAGGGAACACAATGGTACAATGGTGGTGCTTTAACTTTCGATGGTATTCCATTATTCGTTGCAAACGGATTAGCTGCTAACACTGCGATCGCTGCTGAAACTTCAAACTTGTTCTTCGGTTGTGGTTTATTAAACGATACAAATGAAATCGCGCTTTTAGACATGAGTCCATTAGACGGTTCACAAAATGTACGTTTTGTATTACGTGCGGGTATGGCTGTAAATTACCATTCAGTATCAGATATTGTTACTTATAACATTCCTAACTCAGCTAACTAATTAACTAATTAATTAACCAATTAAGGGGAGGGTATATCCCTCCTTTTTTTTTAAACTTTAAATTTATGGCTTGTAATTTATCAATAGGACGCGCGGAAGCGTGCAAAGAAGCAATCGGAGGACTAAAAGCAGTGTACTTCATTAACTATCAAATAGTTCCATCTGATGTGACTTTTTCAAATGACCTAATAACAGCAGTAACAAACGTGGATAACTTGTATAAATATGAGTTGAAATCAAACGAAAATGTATTTGACCAAGAAATCGTGTCAAGTCGCGAAGCTGGTACAACGTTCTTTCGTCAAACGTTAACAATTAAGTTGAAAAAACAAGATACTACAACGCACAAAGAAATCAAATTATTGGCTTACTCAAGACCACACGTACTTGTAGAAAATAATAACGGTCAATTCTTTGTTATGGGATTGTTTAGAGGAGCTGATTTAACAGCAGGAAGTATAAATAATGGTGGTGCTTTAGGTGACTTCAATGGTTACTCTTTAACTTTTGTTGCGGAAGAAGCTTTACCTGCACCATTTACGGACATTACAAGTTCAACGACTATCGTTTCTGATTGTTTCACAGGTGCAACAGTAACAACTTCTTAGTCGTGGCTTGTTTAATAACACTTGGACGTTCAGAGCCTTGTAAGGACAGCCTTGCAGGGCTTAAAAACGTTTACTTTATCAATGAAGATATTGCGCCGAATTACATCTACAAAGAGACTTCGCTCGGAAGTGGTATTTATGTAGTTGATACTGATTTTAGCGAATCAATCGACTACGTAAATTTTGTGCAATACTTATACAAGTTCGAGCTTAAATCTAACGAGAATGTTTACGACCAAGAAATAGTAAGTTCACGTGAAAACGGAACGACATTCTTTAGACAAACATTGACTATCAAACTAAAAAAACAGGATATTGCTACACACAACGCTGTTAAGACATTAGCGTATGCAAAGCCGAGAATTTTAGTTGAAAACAACGAAGGTCAATTTTTCTTAGTTGGACTTTTAAGAGGTTGTGATTTAACGGCAGGAAGTGTCAACAATGGGGGGGCGCTTGGTGATTTTAGTGGATATTCCATGACCTTCCAAGCCGAGGAGCTTCTACCGTCACAATTTGTGGTAAATGGTACAAGTTCATTTTATTATGACATTATTCCTGCAGGCGGCACAACCGTCACACAAATAATAACAAGTTAATACACGGAGGGGCTTAAAACACCCCTCTTTTTTTTTGCAACAAAAACACTCTTTTTTAGTTATACTATTACATGATAGTATTAACGACATCCACAAGCCCTCAAATAGTTTACTTCGTGCCACGTGAAGGCTCAGGGAACTCAGATAAGATATTCTTAACAGACGAACAGACAAACGTCACCACAACGATTAATATTACTACCTACGCAACAGGTGACTATTACCATAATGCGACCGCTACATTTGGGCTAAAAGAAGGACATACCTATGTTTGTAAAATTGGCAAAACCAACGACATTAGATTTTACGGTCGTATATTTTGCACAAATAATCCAAGTTCAAACTTCACACAAACGGTAACAACCAACGAATTTATTATATATGAATAATAACATTATACAACTATCTTCCTATACTGCTCCCGTAATTGTCGAAAATAATCGCAACGAATGGGTTGAATATGGTGAAGATAATAACTACTATCAATTCTTAATCGACAGATATAGTAATTCAGCAACGAACAATGCTGTAATTAATAACATTTGTAGACTAATATACGGTCAAGGCTTAACAGCTACGGATAGCGCGATGAAGCCAAACGAATGGGCGCAACTGTTATCTATTCTTAAAGAGGATGATTTAAGACGTATTATCTTTGATTTGTACGCACTTGGTCAGTGTGCCTTACAGATTCACTACGACAAAGGACATAAAGCGATTACAAGGGCTTTTCACACACCTATACAATTATTAAGACCTGAGAAATGCAATAAGGATGGGGATATTGTAGGATATTTCTATTCTGACAATTGGTCTGACCCGAAAAAATACGTGCCTAAAAGATTCGATTCTTTCGGAACTTCAAAAAAAGAAGTAGAGATTTTATATCTAGCGCCTTATTCTGCGGGTATGAAATACTTCTCAAATGTAGATTATCAAGGTGGAATTGATTACGCATTATTGGAAGAGAAAATTGCTGAATATCTTATTAATGAGGTTAGTAACTCATTTGCTCCCACGACTATCGTAAATTTTAACAACGGTACCCCAACGGATGAGCAGAAAGATGAGATTTCAGCGCAAGTAATTGGTAAGTTAACAGGTTCAAAAGGTAAGAAAACTTTAATATCATTTAACGAAAACGAAAATACAAAGACAACGGTCGATACTATACCTTTGAACGATGCTCCAGAACATTATTCTTATTTATCAGATGAGTCTACAGCTAAAATATTACGTAGCCACAATGTAACTACACCATTGTTATTTGGTGTGACGTCAGCAAGTGGCTTTAGTTCAAATGCTGATGAGATGAAAACAGGAGCGTTGTTATTTGAAAACATGGTTATAAAACCAAAACAACAAATGATTGTTGAGATGCTTAAAAAAGTGTTATCTTTCAATGGTGTTTCTCTTAACCTTAAATTTAAAACATTGAATCCTTTACAAGGGGATGAACCACAGCCTGTACAAGAGGTTAAAATGAGCGCGCAAGATGAGTTAGACGTTGCGAAGTATGGTGAAGACATTGATTTAGATGAATGGGTATTAGTTGATAGTAGAGAGGTTGATTATGATTTAGAGGATGAGTTGGATGCAGAGCTTGAAAAACTAAACGAACCTACAAATCTTTCTAAGTTTTTAAACCTTGTTAAAACAGGTACAGCACGACCAAACGCGAGCAGCATTCAAGACGGTAAACTTTTCAAACATCGTTATAGATACGTTGGTGAAATAACTGAAAAGTCACGTTTGTTTTGTAAGAAAATGATTCAAGCTAATAAGGTTTATCGTAAAGAAGACATTGTTAGAATGAGTAATGAAATTGTAAACGAAACACGTACGCGCACAGATGGTACAGAAGGTGGTTTAGGGCCGCGTGGAGCGACTACATACGATATATGGTTGTACAAAGGCGGTGGAGCTTGCCACCATAAATGGGCGAGAGAGACTTACTTAAGAAAATCTGATGTTAATTCACCAATCGCGAAAAAATACATGAAGGAGTTTAGACCTTCGGTTGCTCGCAAACTTGGTGAGATTGTACCCGTGAATGATAAAAAAGTTTATACAAGACCGATTGATATGCCTAACAAGGGATTTTTACCTAAATAATTTTAAGACATGGCAGAAGCACTATTAATATCAAAAAAAGACTTACAAGAATACACTTCTTTGAACGCAAATACAGACGTTGACAAAGTGATTCAATTTGTTCTTGTTGCCCAAAACATTTGGATACAACAATACACGGGTAGTAAGCTATTGGATAAGATAAAAACGGATATTACCAACAACACACTTGCAGGTAACTATATAACGCTTGTAAGGTCGTATTTAAAGCCTATGTTAATCCATTTTACAATGGTGGAATATTTACCTTTTTGTGCTTACACAATTTCAAACAAAGGGATTTATAAGCACCAATCTGAGAATAGTGAAATAGTATCAAAAGAGGAAGTTGATTATTTAATTGAGAAAGAAAAACGTATTGCTGAAAGCTATTCACAAAGGTTTTTAGACTATATTTGCAAAAACAATAGCTTGTTTCCTGAGTACACAACAAATGAAAATGGTGATGTTTACCCACAACATAATAACTATTTAACTAATTGGTATTTATGAAGAAAAAAAAAGAGTACAAACCAAAGGAGGAGAATATAATTAAACTTAAAATCTACTTAAATGATATTAACAAATTACGGGATAGTAAGTAGCAGTGGTGGGGTTTCGTTTGACGCGGATGCTCAAGCATTCATCACAGCGGCTGCAATTACTGACAACACACAAAAAACAGCGATTAACACGCTTGTAACTGATTTAAAAACTTACAACATTTGGACTAAAATGAAAGCTATGTATCCATTTGTAGGTGGTACTGCTTCAGCTCACAAATGGAATTTAAAAGACCCGAGAGACTTAGATGCTGCTTATAGATTGGTTTTTAATGGTGGGTGGACACATAGTTCAAATGGAGCTTTGCCAAATGGTACAACATCATATGCTGATACTAAGTTAATACCACAAAGCAATTTAACACAAAATAACTGTCATTTAAGTTTTTACTCAAGGAGTAATACCGCAGGAGCTAATAGGGCTTCAATGGGTTCGACTAATCCTGGTTTTACAACATCACATCAGATGTTTTTACGATTTACAGATGAAAATTTTTATGGGATAATTGATTCTAATACTGCATTTGCACAGTATTCGAATACTAATACTACTGGATATTATGTTGTAAGTAGAACGTCAAATAATTCTATTAAAGCATATAAAAATTCCTCACTCATTGCTACTAATACAACTACAATTATTGCAATTGCTAACTCCTATTCCATATTTATAGGCGCAAGAAGTGATTCATTTTCGCCACAAAATTTTGACGATAAGGAAACAGCATTTGCATCAATTGGAGACGGTTTAACAGACACAGAAGCATCTAATTTTTACACAGCAGTTCAAGCATATCAAACAACTTTATCTCGTAACGTATAATGAAAGTAAGACAATTAACAACAGAACAAAAAAACACTTTAGTAGGTCAGAGTTACGATGGTGTTCAATTCTTTAACCCTACATTAGATGCCAACGGTGTGTGGTTTATTTCAAACGAGGAATATTTTAATTGCACAACAGATATACTATTTGGTTGGAATTTACCCGAAATAGACTACAATCCCGTAATAACAGAATTTCCTATATGAAACGTAAGTTTTACGAGGGGCAAATAGTTAATAATAAAGTCGTTAAAACAGTATGGAGCGACTCAAGTAATTACATGATAAAATATAAAGATGGAAGTTTTGAAGTTGTTAAGAAATAGATGGAATGCACCGACACCCGACTTTTGGAAACGTGTGCAAAGCGTTGGAATAGCAATCGGAGGTATAGGAGCTGTTTTAATCGCACCGCCTTTTGGATTTGCAATTGCACCTTATATGGTGGCAGTTGGGTCAGTAGCAGGAGTATTATCACAACTTACAGTAGATGAGCAACGTTAGAAATTATACAACAGACCAACTACTCGATAGAGTAGAAGAGTTAAAGTCGTTCAAAACTATTCCTGTTGGATATTGGATAGTAGGAGTTAGAAGCAATGAGGACGCACCAAACAAGTACGATGATAAGTTTTACTTATTCAATGGTGAACAATTTGTTAAGGTTGTTACAGGTACAACTAATCCTGGGACACCAATTTTAGAAGGTGGTTATTTGAAGTACAACAAGGTCGGTGCCGCGGTTGTTAAATCCAACGAATGGTATTACGATGTTTGGGCTTATGGTTTACACCAAGGTAAAATGCCTGCATTACGTCAAGTTGGTAACTTTATAGTATACCGTGACGGAGATAGGGATGGTAAAAGTGAAGAAATTGGAATACCTATTAAAGGCAGTGGTTACGGAATAAACTTCCATAGCATTTCTAATGATTTATCCGTAAAAAAGATTGGTGAAAACATTGGTGGTTGGAGTGCAGGTTGCCAAGTATGCAACAATGTAGAACAATACAGCATGATCATAAATTTAATTAAAAATCAAAATAGGATAACATACTGTTTATTGGAGGAATTTTAGTACCTTTATAGGGTGTTTTGGAGCGGTTTAGAAATAAATCGCTTTTTTTTTGCTTAAAAGTTTGCGTATTAATAATAAATGTTTAAATTTGTAACATAATTAAAAACATAAACACAATGATGAGTAATAAATGGACAACAGCAAATGAGATTTACAAGCCAACTGTTAAATATCGTGATTTAAAAAAAATGATTTACAGAGATACAAATGGTTTTGAAGCTTTTGTAGTAGGTGAATCAACTTATGAATCTGAAAATGATTGTTGGTTAATAGAAGGTAATGGAGTAAAATCCAGAGTTTGGAAACATACAACAAAAAACAAAATTGTAAAAGTTTCTTCAGATTATGAATTAAGAAAATTTCAACCTCAAATTTTTTAAACAACATGAAAACAGCAGAATTAATTGAAAGCCAAATCACCGAAATCAGAGAGATTTTAGGTTATGGTAACAGGTTCGAAAAAATTCCTTATTCAAAGGAGCTAGTAACCGAAACGCAAAAGGTTGTCGGGGAAAACTATTTATTAATCTTAAAAATTATGGGACATGAAGCACGCTAGAAAATTATTATACGCATTGATTTGCATTATCATTGTAGGATTTGTAAATCGCTATTGGAACACATCAACAGCAATATGGATTGCATTTGGTTTATTAGGTTGTTATTTAATAGGTAGAAGTTATGAAGAAGTTAATTAGAAATATATTTAAGGTAGACACGTTAATTATGCCCTCAGACGTGGAATTTACAAAGATTGACAGTGATAGTGTATGGGCAACGTTTGAAGACCTTAGAGAGCGTATATACATACAAGACGGTTTAGTTTACGATGAACCTGGAAACCGTATATGTACAACAATGGAGTTAGAACAATTCACGGAGTTTGCAGAAATAAACAAATGTATAACGTGCGGAGGGTCAGGTGAGTACATGGTTACAGATTACGACCAAGACGCACCGTTTCAAAACATTTTAATAAATTGCTATTGTGAAAAGCCCTTCGAACTATGAATACATTTACGAACGTGTACGTAACATGCTCGAAGCGGGATGGATACAGTTGGACATCGCAAAACATTTAAACGTACCCATTGCAACCGTTGGACACGCAATCGCAACATGGGAAGGAAAAAAGTATATAACAAGCCTATATTTTGGGCATAAAAACCAAGCATATTATGAAGAAGATTACATTTATCAAACCCCTACTTATGACGAGCTTTCTGCTGATGAGCAGTATATCTGGCGCTCAATTGACTTTACAGCAAATCAAAGACAAGGGGATAAAACATCCTGAAATTGTTTACGCACAATATCGCCTTGAAACAGGTAATGGAGTTAGTAGAGCATTCACGGAGTATAACAATGCGTTTGGATTCATTTATAAGGGTCGTTTAATGCGTTTTAAGAGCGTTGAAGCTTGTGTAGAGTATTACAAGACCTGGCAAGATAAAAGATACGTTAAAGGCGATTATTACGTGTTCTTGCAAAAAATAGGATACGCAGAGGATGAAGGATATATTCAAATGTTAAAAAAGTTTTGATGGAAACAACTAAAGAATATAACAACAGACGAATAAACGAAATAAACGAAAGGATTAATTATCTTCAAAGTTACATTGATAACAATACGGCTTTAAAACATAATGAGAATGGAGTTGGTGGTTCTTATTTAAAGCGAAGAAACTCAAGAATAGCAGCAAACCATAATCAAAGAGTTAACGAATTTAAATCAGAAATAGAAGGATTAAAAAGAGTAGTAGAAATGCACATAAATAAATTAAAATGAAAAATATAATTATAGCAGCATCTTTACTAATGGTCGGATGCGCAAAGGAAGAAATAAAACAGTGCGATTGTTTACGTATAACAGATATAAAGCATGATTCAATTGTGATGTATAAAAACAATATTTACACCGCTGAAATAACAATGATAAGCGATTGTACATTTCTAAAAACAAAACGTATGTTTAGTAGTGAAATAGAACCATATAAGCAAAACAAAGTAGGTGAATGCTGGCAACCTCCTTTTTAACCAACTAAACCGACCTAACAAGTCGGTTTTTTTTTTGATTCGTAAAAAAGTAAAAATTACATAAATAATTATTTCGGCTTTTATCCTTTCATTATCAGTGTTTTGAAACAAAAAATAAAATATCCAAGTTACATCGCCCTTAGTAGTAGTAGTAAAACATTTATTTTTTTTCTGAAAAAAACTTGACAAAGTGACTTTTTGATTATAACACTCTAAACAACAATATTTTAACACCGAAAAAAACCGTCACTTTTTACTTTTTAAATATTTCTAATTTTACGACATCTCTACAAGTCTACACATCTCTACATACAACTCTACACTATAAACACCAATAAACACAAGGGTTAACGTGATTTTGTAGAGATGTAGAGGTAAAATAACAATCTTTTATATATAAAAGGGGAAACAGTGAAAATAAAAAAATATTGAAAAACATCTCTACAAGTCTACAAAAACAATAAAACACCAATAAACACAAGGCTTAAAGTGTGTAGAGATAGCTGTAGAGATGTGTAATAATGTGTAGAGATGAATAAAACATTATTTAGAATCGTTATAAATTAATATAAATAGAATATAATTAAAATATTATTGCTATATTTGCATATCGAAGCGTGAGAACTTCATAAAGAAATTATTTAAAAAGCTATCTGATAAGGGTTTTCTCACGCACCTTTTGAAGATGGCTTTTTGCATTTAAAAAAAATTATGATAGGAAAAGAAATTTGGAAACCAATTAAAGATTATGAAGGTCTTTATGAAGTAAGTAATTTAGGTAGAGTTATGTCTTTATCAAGAAAATGGGTTTCAGGCAATGGGGGTAAAAGAAACCATGAAGAAATAATTATGAAGCCTTTCGTTACTGGTAAATATCGCAATTATTACACTTTAGAATTAAGCAAGGACGGAATAAAAAAAATGTTTAAAGTCCATCATTTAGTAGTGTCAGCTTTTTTAAATTATACACGAGATAAAAACAAAGATTTGGTAGTAGATCATATAAATAATGACCAATCAGACAATAGATTAGAAAATTTACAAATAATAACTAATCGAGAAAACGTATCTAAGGACATAAAAAATGCCACTTCAAAATATACAGGTGTAAGTTGGGATAAACACAGAAGTAAATGGAGAGCAGAAATAAGACATAATAAAATAAAATATAATTTAGGTAGGTTTAAAACAGAATTAGAAGCACACCAAGTATATCAAAACAAATTAAAAGAATTAATATGAACAATATAAATATAAACCCAGAGGATAAATTTTGGTCAGTAAACCAAGACGGAAAAGTGTCTCTAAACAACTATAAATTTAAAAGGTTTTTAGAGATGAGAAATTTTTTTAAGAATAGACCTAATTCAAATAGTACGTTTAATCTTATAAAAGAAAATGGAATATTTTTAGAAATTATAGACGAAGTAGAAATTAAAGATTTTGTACTAAACTACATCTTAAAAGAACGATTGAGCGAGGACGTGTTTAATCTTATGACTGCAAATATAAAGTTCTTTAAAAGGGATTATTTGAGCATGATTGACAGTAAAGAAATAAAAGTTCTTAAAGACACAAAAGATACTGCATATATTTTTTATGAAAACGGTGTGTTAGAAGTCAATAAAGATAAATCAGAGCTAAAGAAATATACAGATTTTAATCTAAATATTTGGGAGGATCAAGTGATTAAGAGAAAGTATGTAGAATCAGACCACCACGATTCAGAGTTTAGAAAATTTATTTGGAAAATATCTGGAGGTATTGATATAAACGAAAACTCATCGATAGAAGACAAAAACAAATACGATACTGCGGTTGCTAGATATAATTCTTTTCAAAGTGCGTTTGGGTATTTAATACATTCCTATAAAACATCTGGTAATAATAAAGCTGTGATTTTAAACGATGAGCTTATAAGTGACTCCCCTAACGGTCGGTCTGGAAAAGGAATTTGCTGCAATGCTTTAAAGCACATGAAGAAATTACAAACGATAGATGGTAAACAGTTTAAGTTTGGTGGCGACTTCCCTTATCAATCAGTAAAAACAGATTGTCAGATATTGGTTTTTGACGATGTTAAAAAGAATTTTCAGTTTGAAAACTTGTTTAGTGTTATTACAGAGGGCATTGATATAACTTACAAAGGAAAAGATACAATTAAGCTACCTATTGAAGACTCGCCTAAAATAGTCATATCTACAAACTACGTATTAAAAGGAAATGGAGATTCACACGATGCAAGAAAGTTTGAGTTAGAACTTTCCCCTTTTTTTAACGCTGACAATACACCTTATGAGTTTTTTGGTCATTATTTATTTACTGATTGGGATGAATTAGAGTGGGCGCGTTTCGATTGTTACATGATTGAATGTTTAAAGAAATATCTTAATAATGGATTGGTATCTTACAAGTCAATTTCTTTACCAATTAAAAAGTTGGAAGCTAATTTAGGCAAAGAGCTTTACGAATTTTGTTTAGATTTGCCAAAAAATGAATGGTTATCTGGTCAAGAAACCTATGACAAATATAAGTTTAGTATTTCAAAATCATTTATGGCAAAATCAAAAAAAGAGGTAACACAATCTATAAAAAAGTTTTGTGATTTCTTTTGTTACGATTACGAATCAAGAACTCCTGGAGGAGCTTTAAAATTTATGATAACAGAAAGGTCTATTACACCTAAAGAAGTAACAGAAAGCGACCTTGATATTTGGGACACGATATGACAATAGATAGTTTATTAGCATTTAGGGAACTTGATTTTATAATTGACTCTTATAAAGATTCAATAGATTTTATAAAAGAAAACCACCCAAGTAGATTAGATTTAATTATTTCATTAGAACAATCTATTAAAAACCTTAGATATATTAAAGACGATATATTTTTAATTGAATCAAATAAAGAGTATGAAACATGGATAAAATGATAACTAACTTATTAATAAAATGTGAACTTGATAAGTTAAAAAGTTCTATGAATGTTATTATTAAAAACACACCTGAAAAATTAGATATGATTGAAAAGTACGAGGGTATGATAAAAAGATTAGAGTTGGTTAAATTATACTTAAAGAAAATATGAAAGTTTTAAGAGATTACCAAACTGAGATATCGCACAAAGCGTGCGGTATTCTCAAAGAAAAGCGAATAGTTTACCTAATGATGCAGGTACGTACAGGTAAAACTTTGACGGCTTTAGAAACAGCTAAACTATACGGAGCTAACAACGTTCTATTCTTAACTAAAAAGAAAGCTATAAGCTCGATTGAAAGCGATTACACTAACTTTGGGTATACGTTTAATTTAACCGTTACAAACGATGAGCAATTAGCTAATATCGAAGGGAACTTTGATTTAATAATCCACGACGAGCATCATAGGTTTGGAGCATTCCCGAAGCCAAGTAAACGAGTGAAAGAATTTAAACTAAAATATTCACGTGTACCAATGATTTTTTTAAGTGGTACACCAGCGTCCGAATCTTATTCTCAAATGTACCATCAGTTTTGGGTTAGTTCTTATTCACCATTCAAAGACGTTAATTTTTACAAGTGGTCAAAAACATTTGTAAATGTGAAGCAGAAAAACATGGGTTATGCAATGATTAACGATTATTCAGATGCAAAAATTGCATTGATTGACGAAGTAATACAACCGTATATTATTAAGTTTACTCAAGAACAAAGCGGATTTGAATCAAAAGTAAAAGAACACGTTATCTATTACCCTACATTATGCAGAAACTTAATAGAACGTTTAGAGAAAGACTTAATAATTGAGGGTAAAGAAAACGTAATATTAGCAGATACAGGAGCAAAATTAATGCAGAAAGTTCATATGCTTGAATCCGGAACTATAAAGTTTGAAAATGGAAAAAGCATGATATTGAATACTCGCAAAGCTGAATTTATCCGCGACTACTTTGAAGGCAAAAAGTTAGCAATATTTTACTATTACGTGGAGGAGCTTGAGTTGTTAAAGTTAGTTTTTCCTAACTCTACATGCGATTTAAACGAGTTTAACACATCGGACAAGCATTACATTGGACAACAGTACAGTTCTGCGTTAGGGGTCAATTTAAGTAAGGCTCATTGCTTAGTATTTTATTCATTTGGATTTAGTGGCAGTATGTTCATTCAAGCTCGTGACCGCTTAACTGTTAAAGGTCGCACTTCAAACGATGTTTATTTTGTATTTGGGAAAGGTAGCTTAACTGAGAAAATTTACAAGGTTGTTTCACAGAAAAAAAACTTTACACTTAAACAATATGAGCGAACAAGAACTACAAAGTAAGTGCATCAAATATGCTAAAGCTAAAGGGTATTTTGTTTTAAAAGTGATACGTTGTAACGTTAGTGGCTATCCTGATTGCACGCTATTCAAAGACGGTAAAACAATATTTGTTGAATTTAAAGCAGAACGTGGAGTTCAATCTGAATTACAGAAATACGTTGAAAAGCAATTGATTGACCAAGGCTTCAAATATTATTTAATAAAAAGTTTAGAAAAATTTAAAGAAATACTTGCAGATTAATTATTAATGATTATATTTGTAACATAACTAAACAAAACACACAATGAAAACAAACCTCAGAAAATTAGCATTGATCCTTCGGAAGGTAGACGCTAGCAAGTTCCTTTACATTAGCACATCAAGACATGATATTGTACTTGGAGCTATGAAACAAGATGTATTAATTGACGACTTAAATATAAATTGGGATTCAATTGAATACGATTTAGAAATGACAATCTTTAAGAAAAACAATGTTAAACTAATTGTATCATGAAAAATTTATACAAAGCATTGGCAAACTTCCAACAGGAAGTACCGACAATACACAAAGGCACAGCAGGTTATGGTTACTCGTATGCAGACCTTACAGCGATTTACAAAGTAATCAATCCATTGATGAAAAAACATGGGTTAGGATTTACGCAACCGATAGTAAACAATCAAATGAAAACAATAGTATTCCACATTGAAAGCGGTGAGTCTATTGAAAGCATTGCAGATATTCCAATGAATGTACAACTAAAGGGGATGAATGATTACCAAGTTATGGGGTCTGCGTTTACTTACTTCAGACGTTACACTTTGAGTTCTATGTTAGGACTTGTAACCGATAAAGACATCGATGCAAGTGGCGAGCAAACAGGCAAACGTAAAGAAACAATAACAGATGAGCGTTTGGCTGCTGCACTTGAAAAGATTAAAAAAGGGGAGTACACAATGGAAAAACTAAAAGAAAAGTTTGAATTAACACCTAAACAATTAGAGTTATGTTAGAAAAATCACTATACAAAATCAATGCTGAATACATGGAGTTATTCGGTAGGATAGAAATGGCTGAGGGTGTGTTGACTCCTGAGTTGGAAGAAGAGTTAATCATTAACAAATCGGAATTAGAAGTTAAATCTATTGCTTATGTTGAAGTTATCAAACAAAGAGAAAGTTTAAACGATAGAATAGACAATGAAATTAAGCGATTACAAGCAATTAAAAAGCATAACGATACATTGGTATCAAAACTTAAATCAAATCTCTTACAAGCTGTTAATATATTTGGCAATTATGATGCAGGGTTTTTAAAGTTTAGTACTCGAAAATCAAAGCAGGTTGTTATTGATTACGATGTGAATGACTTGCCAAAGCAATATAAGTCTGTAAAAGTTACTGAAACAGCAGACAAGGTGGCAATAAAAAAAGCAATCGAAAACGGACAAGAAGTTTATGGTTGTCGTTTAGTAGAAAACATTAACTTAGCAATAAAATGAATGATTTATATTATGAATCCACTATTGAGATTCAGCAATTAGAAGGAGAAGAGTTAGAATATTATTTAAAAACATTATGAAAAGAAGTATAGTTGACTTTAGCGACATCCCAATAGACGAAATAAGGATGCGGTTAAAGTACCAAAAGAAAAAGTATAGTGTAACAGAATGTGTCAAAGAGGCGTTTAAAATAGCAAATAATAAAATAAAAGAAGATGAAAAACGAAATGAAATTTAACGGAAAAATCACTAACATTTTAGAAGTGATTGAAGTAGGAGCAAACAAAAAGATTGAGTTTGTAGTGACAGAGATTGAAGGCCAATATCCTCAAGCGGTAAAGTTTGGAATCTTTGGAACTGAGAAAGTAGATAAGTTTATCCAATACAACAAGGTTGACCAAGAAGTTGAGGTGTTGTTTAACTTTAAGACCAACGAATGGCAAGGTAAGTACTTCACGTCAATAGATGCGTGGAGAGTTAATAAAGTTGAATCAACAGAACCATTCTAACATGAAAAAAAAAGCAACAAGCCTCAGCGATTTGACTGAGGCTAAACGTCAGCAGGCGATTGAATACTACAAACACATAGCACACGCAACAATGCTTTGCCAATCTGCTTTACATTCATTAGATGATGTATCTGATAATATATTTCACAAGCGCGAAATTAAGCAAACTATAAATGCATTCATTACAGGAGTTGAAAGATTTGCGACTACATTTGTAGAAAATAACAACGAAACAATGGCTCAGACCTATTCCAATGTTATCAAGCAGATTGACGAGTTTAAACAAAACATTAATATTGAGATACAACTATGATGTATAGAGAGCAAGCAGAAAAACATTACAAAGGTCACAAGAATTATAAGAAAGCGTTAGCCGCTGGCATAGCAATGGATAACGCTTTAAAGCTTGAGTATACCAAAGGTGGTCACACAAACACACACTTTATGTTAAATAATTACTTAAAGTATTTTAGTTATGAAAAATTACCAAACACATGAAAAAGGACAACAAGAACAGGAATCGCTGGATGATAGCAATTGAGTTTGACATCTGCAGATGGAAGTTTAGAGAGAATCGGGTAGGCGTCATTAATGTAGGTAGAATGATTAGAAAAGCATATTATAATAAATACGATGACAACAATTAAAGAACAAATAGAAGAACTTAAATCATTTTTGACTGGTGATTTGTTTGCCGATGGTGATATTTTACAAAAGATTTATGAGTTGAAAAAAGAGCTAAATCCCGAAATAGAAACCAATCCCGAAGCGGATGAAGATGAGGATACAAATTGCTTATTTTGTGGTTCATGACTGCTGTTAGTGGACGTGATTTTCAATCGTAACATACACAAGTCGAAAAGTAATTAATTTAAAATTTAGTAAGATGGTAACAAGATTAGAATATGAAAAAGCATTAAAAACTATAATGATTTATAGAAGTCAATTAGTTGAAGAATTAAATTCAATAGATTCTAAATTATTAGATGAAGAAAATTTAGAAAAACTTTACTTGAGTGGAGTTATATCTGTTAGATTCAGAAATTACGTGTGTAAAGAATTAAGTTTATTTCTTGAAGATTTAAATCCTAAAGATTATTTAAGTTATACTTTGAAAGATTTATTTAGAATTGAAAAAAAGCAAGTTTTAAGATTTAGAAATTCAGGAAAAAAAAACATGGTAGAATTTGAAAAACTAAAAGAAAAATATTTAACTAAATCATAGTATGAAAATTTGTTTTAGCTGCAAGCGAAATCTACCCTTGTTTTTGTTTTTAAAAGATGATTCCAAATACCAAGTTAAAGCCGAAAAAGGCAAAACAAAAGTATGCAGGGTGTGTAATATAAAGCGAAGTTTAAAAACAAATAGTATCTTTGCAAGGGTAGATGGGAAGTTTATAACAATAGAAAAAAGTAAGATTCAAATAATAAAACACTTTTTAAAATGAAGATAAAAATTAGTACAAGAGTTGTTTTTATATTCAAGAACCATGTTGTTAAAGTACCCATTTCATTGCGTGGCTATTTACAATGTTTACAAGAACGCGACCTTTGGGATAAGTACAAAGATTTAGGTTTATTAGGTGACCTTTACAGTTACAACCGTGGAATAATCAGAATGAAACGATACGACCCTATTAAGGCAGTTAGCCACTATGATATAGCATTTGTAAAAGCAGCTATTAAAGAGCTTGATATTAATAACTGCGACCTATACAACAAAGCAAATTGGGGAGAACTAAACGGTAGAAGATACCTAATTGATTACGGTATTAATGAAGAAATAAGTAAAATGTATAATTTATGAATGAGTATTACATATCCTACGGTCACGTAGAAGGCAGGAGAGTTAAAGCAAAAGCAGGTTTAGAAGAATTAGTTTTGGGAATACATAGTGAATCTAATGCAGGAAGTTGGGTAGAATTCATAAGTTTTTTAGATAAAACTTTTTATGTTAAAGCAAGTGAAATTTATAGTATAGAGCAAATATGAAACTAAGATGTATAGAAAAATACTTTGCGAATTTTACTTATGGTAAAGTCTACGAAGTTGTCGGGCAAACAAAGAGCTATATTTGGGTGATAAACGACAAAGGGCAAGACCATCAGTTTGATACGATTGAAAAGTACTTTGAAGTAGTGACCGATAACGCACCAAGTTATTACAATAATGAGAAAGGTAGTTTGTACAAGTTTGCAGAAGATCACGACTTAAACTCATACGAATTTGATTTAGTTAAACGTCTTGTAAGATGCAGAAAAAAAGGCAACTTTGTACAGGATTTAGAAAAGACAAAATTTTTAATTGATTTATATTTAAAAGAATGGAAAGAGAAATAATCAACTGGGGCAAAGCAAGGAAATTAGACAACCCCGACAACAAATTTCAACAGCTTGCAAAGGTCATGGAGGAGGTTGGAGAGTTATCATCTGCAATACTAAAGCGAGATATTTCAGAAACGATTGACGCCCTTGGAGATACCTACATCACACTTGTAATATTAGCTAATCAAATGGGTTACTCGTTAGAAGATTGTGCAAAACGTGCCTTTAAAGTTATTGAATATCGAAAAGGCAAAACAATTAACGGAACGTTTATAAAAGAATAATTTGTATATTTGCATAGCATATAATTAGTTTTAAACCCTTGCAGCAATTGTTGTAAGGGTTTTTTCGTTATCTTTAACCCCATGAATCTAACAGAAATTGCGCAGTACCACGATGAATGGGTAAGAATTGTTAAACGATTCGGAGCCAAGACCGATGCTGAAGACATTGTACAAGATATGTACATTCGTTTTCACAAATACGGCAAAGGTCAAGTAGTAACCAAATCATTCATCTGGATAATGCTGCGCAACTCTTTTTATGACTCATGCAAGCGTAATGTTTCAACAGTAGACATAGACCTTCTGGTTGACTTATCAGAGGATGAAAACAACAAAACATATGAAATAGAGTTATATTACCAAAGCGTTGAAGATGAAATAAAAACATGGGAGTGGTTCGACCAACAACTATTTTTATTATATTTGCGAAGCGGAAAAAGTATGCGAGAATTAGAAAAGGAAACTAAAATAAGTTTAACATCTATTTTTCACACTATTAAAAAATGTAAACGAAAATTAAAGATATGGCAAAAAGAGTATCGAAAGGATTTGGAGATACAGTAGCTAAGTTTACTGAAGCAACAGGAATTGATAAAGCTGTTAAATTCATTGCAGGTAAAGATTGTGGCTGCGATAAACGTAAAGAAGTACTTAACAAGCTATTCCCTTACAAAACACCTGAATGCTTAACAGAGCCTGAATATAAATTATTGGAAGAACTATTACCTCAAATATCTGTTAAGATTAAACCATCACAACAAATTGAATTCTTAAAGGTTTACAATAGAGTATTTAAAACAAACGAGAGACCTACTTCATGTGCTAGTTGTTTAAACGACATGTTACGCAAAGTTAGAATAGTTTTTAATGAATATAACAAAGAGTCTTTTCCTGAAGGGCAAGGCGGATTTTTAGGATGAATATAATAAAAACAAAAATATCGGATGTTAAATTAAACCCTAACAACCCGAGGTTAATTAAGGACGATAAGTTTACAAAGTTAGTTCAGTCGATTAAAGACTTTCCCGAAATGTTAGATATTAGACCTATTGTAGTCAATAAAGATATGATTATTTTAGGTGGTAATATGAGATTCAAGGCTTGTAAAGAAGCGGGTTTAAAAGAAATACCTGTAATCATAGCTGACAATCTTACAGAGGAACAACAACGAGAATTTTTGATTAAAGATAATGTTTCAGGTGGCGAATGGGATTGGGACTTATTAAGCGAATGGGATACTGAACAATTAGAAGAATGGGGGTTGGAAGTGCCGAGTTTTAATACTGAAACAGATTATTCAGAAAAGAACAAAGAACTTGATTTAAATGATTTTGAGGATCAGAAATATACTATTAAATTAGAGTTTACTGAAGACGATTATAATTTAGTAAAAGAACGATTACAAGAGTTAGGACAAACACCCGAAAAAATACTTTACGATGCACTTATTTCATTATAAATGGTATTTAAAAGACGGCTATCCGTCAAAGAATATACAGCCAAATAATTATAATGTTTTCGGAACTTTTATTTGTGGTGGCGGTTCAACAATGGGCTACAAATTAGCAGGGTTTAATCATTTAGGAGGGGTTGAAATTGACCCTAAAATCGCAAAGGTTTATCAGTTAAATCACAAACCTAAACACTTATTTTTAGAAGATATTAGAGAATTTGTTAAGCGTTCAGATATTCCAGATGAATTATATAATTTGGATTTATTAGATGGTTCACCGCCTTGTTCTTCATTTAGTATGGCTGGTAATCGTGAAAAAGATTGGGGCAAAAAAAAGGTATTTAAAGAGGGACAAGCTGAACAAGTTTTAGACGATTTGTTTTTTGAATACATAGCACTTGCAAAAAAAATACAACCTAAAATAGTTTTAGCTGAAAACGTAAAAGGATTGATACAAGGTAACGCAAAACTTTATGTAAAGCGTATTTTTAAAGCATTTGACGAAGCAGGTTATAATGTTCAGCTATTCTTACTTAATGCCGCATCAATGGGAGTGCCACAAAAACGTGAAAGAGTGTTTTTTATTTGCCAAAGAAAAGATTTGAATTTGCCTAAATTGAAGTTAGATTTTAATGAGGATACAATACCTTTTCGATTAATTGAAAATAATACAATAGGAAAAAATATTACAGGAGAAATGTTAAAGTATTGGGAATTATGCCCACAAGGAAATGCTTTATCAAAAGCACACCCAAAAGGTAATTATTTTGGGAGTATAAAAGTTTCAGATAATGAAGTTTGTAATACTATTATTGCAAGTAATTCAAGTCCTTTATTACACAATAAAAAACCAAATTATTTGTCAGATAATAATATTTGTCAAATCGGAACATACCCACTAGATTACGATTTTCAAGATGTAGAACCAAAGTATTTAATTGGTATGAGTGTTCCGCCTGTAATGACCGCACAAATAGCAAATCAGATTAGAATACAATGGTTAGATAAAATTTAACATCATGGCATACGACAAACAAAAGATATTCGAGCAAGCAAAGGAAATGATAGTTAAGCATAAATTGTTTTTTATAGATGATATTGTTGCTTTTTTACCAATTCATAAAGCTACATTTTACGAGTTTTTCCCTCCTGAATCCGAAAAATCCGACGAGCTAAAAGGATTATTAGAAACTAATCGTATTGAATTAAAAGTTTCAATGCGTTCTAAATGGTACAAGTCAAATGCTCCTGCCTTACAGATGGCTTTGATGAAATTGATTGCTACTCCTGATGAATTAAAAAAACTATCTATGCAATATGTTGAGAGTGAAAATAAAAACACTAATGTTAATCTAAAAGATTTAATAAGTTTTGGTAATACTGAATCCGAAATATAAAACATTTGCAAATGATTCTAGATATTTCATTGTTACAGGTGGTAGGGGTAGTGGTAAGTCATATTCTATTAATCTACTATTACTACTCCTTACATACGAAAGCAACCACGTTATCTTATTTACACGTTATACCCTTACTTCTGCTCACATCTCTATTATACCTGAATTTATTGATAAGATTGATATATTAGATAAGCATAAAGACTTCCATATAACAAAGGACGAAATAATAAATCTAAGGACAGGGAGTAAGATACTATTCAAGGGAATAAAGACATCGAGCGGAACCCAAACCGCTAATTTAAAATCATTGGCTGGGGTCACTTGTTGGATTTTAGATGAAGCTGAAGAGTTAACGGATGAAGATACGTTCGATAAGATTGATTATTCTATTCGACATAAAGAAAAACAAAATAGGGTAATATTAATACTTAACCCTGCTACTAAAGAACATTTCATTTATCAAAAGTTTTTCGAGAGTAGAGGAGTTGAAGCAGGAGTCAATACAATTAAAGGCGATACTACGTACATTCACACAACATATAAGGATAATATATCAAACTTATCTGAAAGTTTCTTAAATCAAATAAAAACGATAAAAGAACGCCGTCCCGACAAGTATAAACACACAATACTCGGAGGATGGTTAGAGAAAGCAGAAGGAGTTATCTTTACCAATTGGAGGATAGGTGAATACAACAAAGATAATGGAAGTGTATTTGGTCAGGATTATGGATTCTCAAACGATCCATCTACATTAATCGAAACGTCAATTGATAAAACTAACAAGATAATTTATGTTAGACTTCATATTTATCAAACAGGGTTGACCACATCACAACTTTCACAACTAAATAGGCAATTTGCAGGGCGCGACTTAATAGTTGCCGATAATGCAGAGCCACGTTTGATAAATGAACTAAAGTCTCAAGGTCTTAACATTGTACCTACAATCAAAGGAGCCGACTCAGTAAAGTACGGAATAAGTTTATTACAAGACTATGACTTAATTATTGAAGAAAATTCAGTAGATTTGATAAAAGAATTAAATAACTATTGTTGGCTTGAAAAGAAATCAGAAACACCGATAGATAAATATAACCACGCGTTAGATGCGTTAAGGTATGCAGTTAGTTATCAATTAAGTAACCCAAATAAAGGTAAATATGGAATTAGGTAAATCACTAAGACAAATGATTAATGAGAGCAGCGCAAAGGTTGTGGACGCTTACAAAGACGAATACGGGGATAATTGGAAATTCCAATGCGTTGAGTCAATCGACAATGAGGTAGCGAAAGCTGAAGCATCGTTGAAGTATTGGAAGGGTGTAAGGGCTAAAGTAATGATAGCAAAATGAGTTGTAGATTGACACCAGGTTTATATCGCGATTGTTATGGATATCAAAACATAAACGATTTTATAATACATGAAGTATTGTATAAAATAAGAAATTACAATAGTATACTATGCAAGTAAAAATAACATTTAAAGAATACGAAAGCACGTGTGGTGATGGTTGTTGTTATGATTACGGAATGATTACAACGGTTAACGGTGAAGAGCTTGATTTCAGAAATACAGATACTGAAACAATTGTTAAAGGTATTCTTGAAAAGTTAGGTTATGAAGTAGAAATAGAAAATGTTTATGAAGATTGAAATTAAGATAATAGCTTTAGTAATATTTTTAAGTGTTATAAGTTGTGAACGTCCCAATGTTATAACAAAAGATACAGGCATTAGATATGGTAATATTGGGTTTGACTTACAAGAAATTGTAATCGATAGCTGCCAATATATTGGCAAATTTAATGGTTCCAATCATGATTGGGGTTCCCATAAAGGGAATTGTAGTAATCCAATACATAAAAAATGAAGATTGAAATTGACATCCCTTCCAACTTATCCGAAATAAGTTTAGATAGGTATCAGAAGTACATGGTTACTTTGAACAACTCAGACGATAAAGAGTTTGTATTTCAAAAAATGATTGAAATCTTTTGTGGGCTTGAATTAAAGGAAGTTGTTAAGATGAAAGCATCGACGGTAATAGAGTTGGTGCAACACTTTGATAAATTGTTTAACGAGAAAACAAAGTTTAAACATAGGTTTAAATTGAACGGTGTGGAGTTTGGATTTATTCCAGACCTTGAAGAAATAAGTTGGGGTGAGTACATCGACATTGAATCTAACATAGGAGATTTTCAAAACATACACAAAGCACTGGCTGTAATGTATAGGCCAATTGTTAAGGACGTTAAGGGCAAATATGAGATAGAACCTTACAAGGGTGATTTAAGTTACTCAGAGGTGTTAAAATACGCACCATTGGACGTTGTACTACCTGCATCTGTTTTTTTTTGGACTTTAGGAATAGAATTAATAAGCAGTACGCTGTCCTCTTTGGAGAAAATGAAGAACAAAACCCATATTCAGAGAATGTTCAATTCTCAAAACAATGGGGTTGGTATAGCTCAATCTATCATGTCGCTCAAGGAGACATTAGAAGATTTGACGAAGTTACAGCGTTGGGACTTCATCAGTGCTTAACTTTTTTAACGTTCGAACAACAAAAAAGCAGAATCGAGGTTAAACAATTAAAGCGATCACATGAAAAACTATTATAACCTATCTACATTACTGCATGACTCTATACTTGCGGACCCATTGGTTAATCGAGTAACGAAAGGCAGCCTTGATAAAATCACAAATGCAAAGCAAGATATGTACCCATTGTGTCACATTATATTTAACGATGTAGCATTTAGGGGAAATACAACGGTGTACAATGTTTCATTGGTTATGATGTCAATAGTTGATATAAGTAAAGACGATGTAACGGATATTTACAAGGGTAACGATAATGAGGATGATGTGTTAAACACTACTTTAAGCATACTTAATAGGATATTTGAGAGGGTTCGCCGTGGTGACATTAACGATGCAGGGTATGAAGTGTTAGATGACACTGCAAGTTGCGAGCCGTTTGTTGATAGGTTCACAGATGCGGTTGCAGGTTGGACTATGACCTTTGACATATTAGCACCAAACGAAATGACAATATGTTAGCAGATTTAAGGGAGTCAGGCTTACAAGCTGCATTGGATAAGTTCAAAACTTCGGTAATTAAACAAGCTCGTACTAACTTAACGAAGGGACGTGCGCCTTTTGGTTCACACAACAACACACGAAAGTTATACAACTCATTGAAAGGTGAAGCAAAGGTTTATGCTAAAGGTTATTTCCTTAACTTTCAAATGGAGGAATACGGTAACTATCAAGATAAGGGGGTGAGAGGTAAACGTTCAAACGCAAGAGCGCCAAAGTCACCATATAAATTTGGGAGCGGAACGGGAGCAAAAGGAGGATTAACGGAGGGAATACAAAGATGGGTTAAGGCACGTAAATTTCAGTTTAGACAGCGTGACCCTGAAACAAAGAAGTCTACAGGTAAATTTTTATCCTACGATGCGACAGCATGGATAATAACAAGGTCAATTTATGCGAAAGGTATAAGACCAACTTTGTTTTTCACTAAACCATTTGAAGCAGCTTACAAACGTTTACCTCAAGAATTAGTCAATGACTTAAAAATAGATTTAGAAAAGATATTTAACTACTCAATTAAACAACCGAAATGATTAGAGCAAGGTCACCGTATATTATTAGTATTAATGAAGCAAGTCAGGTAAGTACAAAGATTGAATTGTTTATTAGCT